CTGCTCAAAGAAAGCTGGTACTATGTAGGGGGTGAACTTCGTCTCGCTACATGGTGTGGCAAAACTCTCCTCCAAGATGAAAAAGCCCCCTATGATTTTATGCCTCTAGTTACTTTTAAGAATTATCCATCGGCACATTCTATTTGGGGTAAAGGTGAACCTGAAGTGGTAGAATCCTTGGCAGTCGGATCAAGCATAGCTTTGAGTCAAGGGATGGATAATTTAATTCTGCAAGGCAATCCAGTAGTGGTGATGTCTAAGTCTTTATCAAAGATTCCCGGTAATAGGTTAACAGATAAGCCCGGGCAAGTGGTGTGGATTAATAACCCTTCTGAAAAGGTAGATAGAATGCCTGCTGGAAATATCAGCTCAAGTACGCTTCCATTTGCTCAAAGTATGATTGAACTTGCTGATATGGTATCTGGTGTTCACGAAATAAGTCGTGGAATTAACCCAACAGGAGTCGTGGCATCAAGAGCAATTCAGCAATTACAGGAAGCTAGCCAGCAGATTATTAGAGCTAAGGAGAAATCCATAGGTAGTGATGCTATTATTGATATTTATAAAAATACATTGAGCTTACTTGCTAAAAACTATCCCAAAACGATTTCTATTAGAAGGTTTGCTGATGATGGTAGTGGGTATCAATTTGAGGATATACAGCCGTATGATCTTGATCCAGATATGGACTTTAAATATAAGGTTGGTAGTTCTATGCCTGAATCCAGAGTTGGAAGGTTTGATAGTGCTATTGACTTACTACAATTGGGATTATTAGATGAGGAAGGCTTCTGGCGTTGGACTCAAATGGATATTACCAAGGAGAAGCTACAAGAGATTGCTAAGATGCGGAAAGAGCGTCAACAGGCAATAGAGCAGGAAGTAAACACTATTTCTGATTCTACTGATGAAGATGAGATTATGGATTCACTTCTAAGATATAGAGAATTGACAGGTGGAGGTGCACAAGATGTCCCAGAAAACGCTTAGGAAATGGTGTGAATCAAATGGATATGATGGAGTCACAAAGGAATGTGTGACAAGCGCATTTCATTCTGACAATCCAAAAATACAAGAACTCGCAAAACGCAAGAAATTGGAAGGAATTATTGATGGCAAAAAGTAAGAAAAAATCAAATAGAGATAAAATTGCAAGCATTGTTCGTAAGGCGAGCGGTGGATTTGCTAAAACTAGTATCTATCGTGAGTTTGGTGACTATAATCCAAGCCAAACAGACCAGAGATCAGCAATTGGAAGACATAGTAGGAGTGGTAGTACGCCAGCTCAATGGGCCAGTAGATTAATTATATCAGGTGGTAAGAGCGCAGGTGATGTTTTCAAGATGGGTGGTAAAATGTACAAAATCACCTCAGGTGGCAGACCCGGCTCAATATCTGCTGAGGAGGTGAAGGTATAGATGGCTAAATCAATGGCAGAATCATCAGCTCGTAAAGAGAAATTGAAGCAACTCATTGAGAATCTGTCAGATGAGCAGGCAGATATTTTTGCTGAACAGCTTACAAATAGGCAGGCTGAGGAGCATCCCGGTACTTACAAATTATTTGGTGATGCTAATCCTGCTGATGTTGAATTAAGGAAGAACGTTGGAGCAAGACCGGGAAGGGGATATAGGCGTGAGCTTATGTTGTCTCCTACGGTGTGGGCTGAAAAAGTAGTTGAGGTGGCACGTGAATTAGGGCAAGATGATCCAAGTAAGGTATATTTTAATAATAAAATCTATGACATCATAATTACCCCTGCTGTACCCGGAAATCCAAGACAAGGTATACCTTCTCAACCTGAAACAATTAATACACAGGAATCAGTTTTTTAATAACAAATAACAAGACCAACCAAGGAGCGTCTAAATGGATAAAGAATATAATAATATCGAGGTAACACCAGAAGAAGCGGAAGCTTTAGAAAGTTTTGTAATAAGTGATGAGACTACAGAGTCTCCATCTGATGATAACGCATCAGAAGAAACAGCTACAGAGGAAACTACTGAGACTGAAGAAGTCGCAGAAGTAACTGAGCCTGAAGTTGTGGATAGCTTAGAGATTGATGGTAAGCAAATTAGCCGTGACCAAATTCTCCAGTGGCGTGAAGATTCTGACAATAAAGCAAATTGGCAGAAATCAAACACAGAAAAAGCCCAACAGCTATCAAAGTGGAATAAGCTAGCTGACAAGGTTCAAAATGATGAGTCATTTAGAAATCATATCAAGGACTTCTATTACGATAATCCTGAAGCAATAAAGGCCCTTGGATTAGACGAGAAAATGGAAGCACCTGGACAAGATGAAATCGTTGAAGTTCCCAGCGAAATTGAGAGCCGTTTAGATGTTCTCGAACATATCGAGGGTGAACGAATTATGGAGCATCGTGTGGATCAGTTAGATAGTGTATTGAGCAATCTTGAAAGTAGCAATCCAGATTATCTTGGTAGTCAAGATAAGGTGTCTGAATTTTTGGATTTTGCAGATAGCAATAGCCAGAGATTCGTAGAAAATGGGATGCCCAATTTGGAATTAGCCTTTAAAGAATGGTCATATGATCAAATGCAGTCTGAGCTTGCCCACTTTAAAAAGTTAGAAGAAAATGGTAAACGCAATACTGCGGTTATAAACACATCAGAAGCTGGTGCTAAGGAAGTCAAGTCTGACAAGAAAATTAGCAACTGGAAGGATGTGTCTTTAGAGAACCCTGATATTGCAAAATATTTTGATAATTAATATCGAAAGGAAGGTTAATTAAATGGCTTTAGGAACAAGCGTCTCGGCTTTAACCCGAGAGAAATTTATGCCTATCTTAGTTGATAACATTTTCAACTCCAATATCCTTACTCATTTGTTACTTCGTAACGCTGATAAAC